TGTTTTTCTATCAATTGAAATAAGACTAACGTATTTCCTGTAAGTCCTTTTACTAGGTTACATATGTACTTGTTTCTTTCAGGATGACCCACCAAAAAATCAATTTCTTCTTGATAATTCGATTTTGTAATTTTTGCGGCCGCATCTTTAGAGTATTTAAGAACAAGACATCGTATTGCAATTGTTGATAGTGTCTTCTTCTTTATAAGTTCTCTGGTACTTGTTACTTTCTTTGTAGAACCAAACAACCCCTCTAGTATTAATTTATGTACTTCTACATCATCAAGAGTTCCAGTTGTTCCTATTCGGTAAGGTGCATTCTCCAAATTTTTCATTATTTTAGTAAGTGATTTCGCTTTGTACAAATGGGCTTCATCACCTATAACCAATTCAAAATCTGTGAAGAAGTCCTTTTTCAATTCATACAGAGATTGCCATGTTGAGATTATAATTGGTTTATCTGTTACTTTTTCTTGTCCTCCGAAAATCTTGTGGACGAATTTTTCGACTTCAAATTTTTGATCTGCATACGATTCAAAATCAGAATACATCTGACTTACCAACGAAAGTGTTGGTACAATGATTAGTATTTTTCGTGGAAAATAATATCGTACCAAATAGTAAATGATAAGAGATTTGCCTGATGCAGTAGGTGAGAGAAGTACACATCTTTGTTCATTAATTGAATGTCGTATCGCATTATTTTGATAATCTCTTAGTTTATATTCACAGGGAAATGATGTAAGAAACTTAAAATAATCTTCATTGGATATGTGTTCAATCGAATCATTTGTTTGATCAATAAGTTTATATTCTCTATCACTCGCAAAACGTTGTATTCTATTTTTTAATCCATAATATATTCTGCCACTGTCCATGTTGTAAAGATAAACATAACCATCCCACTTTCTCCTTCGGAACATCGGCATGAATTGATAATCTTTTGGATGAAATCGGAAATAGTGATTGAGTTCCATCTTCACTCCCGGCTCGCAAGAAAGTCGCAGATATACCTCGTTCTCTTTTTCCATCAAAATTTGCATGATCACCCAAGTCCTGCAACAAATTTCCTCCAACTGATTGCATTATTAATATGAAAACTTCTATTCTCAATCATTGAAAGAACCGATTTCAGATAGTCCACTTTTCCTTCTTGTTCGTTCAATATTATCTCCGCTTTCTGCAATGATTCATCGGCTGCAACGTAGTGTTTCTCTAATTCGGATTTTGAAATTCGTATATTGTGATCGGGTGCCTTGCCATTTTTAGAAATGACCACTTCCCAACGTTGTTGAAAAAGAACTTTCCAATGAGTTTTAAGATCACTGAGTTTACGTTTTTCTTTGGAATATATGTTTAAGTATTTTTGATGTAGATTGGGTATTTTCAATGATTCATTGTCCAAATCTTTATCATCAATGTGAGAGTCCTCCCCCCACATTTCCATAATGTCTTCAATTTTCATAATTTTTTTAGTTGTTCAATAGATTTTTTATTTCATAGTTTACATAACGAAATCCTGCGGTAGCAGTAAAATATTCTAAATCTCCAACCGAACTGTCAAAATCAAGTGAAGATAAAGATATTGGAAATGCATCATAAAAATGAAATTCCATTTGGGGATTCATTGCACTTGTTAGAACAGTAAGTACAATAGTTGAAACTATTCCACCTCTTGGATGAAGTGTATTTGATGCTTTGAGAAGTCTATATTTTTCATGTCCTTCTGTCAGACCAGTTGCAATAATTCTATCATAAATTTCTGTCCAATTTTTCATGTGTTCATCAACAATAAACCTGACAGACAACTCTTCAAACGAAACTTTATTCCCAGCAAAAGGTATAGTGGCGTGTGGTGTAGGTACATCAATGCCTTCAATTGATACACCAGGCACATTCGCAGATTGACAAAACCAAGTTAGATTTGGTGCATCTTGCATTGTCAATCGAAAACTGATACCCGAAAGATAATTTAAATTGTCTGGTACTTTATTTGCTGCGGCCATGAATTTCCTTTTTTAGTCCTTCTATACTATTTATTCAACAGATTTTCAAACTCACCATAATCCATATCTTTTCCAACAAAAATAAATTTAGAATTTGGGTATTCTTCTTCGATGTGTTTGTGTTGACCAATCCAAGAATCTTGTTTTTCATTATGAAATTCTGTAATGGAAGACCCAAGAAATATACCATCTTTTGTTTGATCATGATAATAATCAAATCCCACACAATAAAAAAATGTTTCACTAGGATTTTGTTGAGCGGCCAAACGGAGTGCAATTGTATCAGAAACCCATTCTTCAAATGTAGTATCTGACCACCAGGCAATATTTTCAGTTGGGTCAGATGGATCAATCCAAATGAAATACATTATTCCTTCATGTGCAAATTGAATAAAATTGTCTGTTTTTGGTTGATTCTCTCCAATTTTATATCTTTTATCGGTTGTCTGTTTAAGCATATCATAATGCATACTTGGAATTAAATCAAATCCCCTAAAATAACATTTGTATTTTTTCGTTAGGCCATTAGTTATCAATTCTAATTGTGCATCGATATCTTGACAAACTAAATGGTTTGGTATGAATTTACGATAAATGAAATCACAACCATACGTAATGTGTTTTTTGAAAAGATTAAAATCGGAAACAGATTTTGATTGACCATTCCCTATCACTATTATCATTGCAGCCTCACTGGAAAATTATCACTACAAATAAAAAAAGGGAGTAGATTTCTCCACTCCCTTTCAGAAATCCTACTATATGTAGGTCAAGAATTACATCAAGTTGGTAATTGCAGCTTTTCTGTAATATACATTCAGGTGAGGATTAGTTCCAAGAACACCTGTCATACGACCAGTTGAAGCACTTGCATTTTCTGCAAATGGGTTTGCAACCAGACCATAACGTGTTTTGAAAGCAATCTGTGGTTGAAAACTAGAACTATCAACCGCACGAACCATTTGCAACGGAACGTATGGGCAATAGAAAATTCCAGCATCCATCGGTGAATCACCTTTATAACCTACACAATAAAATTCTTGTGCATGAGCATCAGCATATGGATCAACATATACTTTATACCGTCCATTAAGAACTCCGGCAAAAGTTGAAGATGCAGTATCAGTATTCAGATCTGTGCTCATTGCAGGAGCATAATCCAAAATACCTGCCATTTGAAGGGCAGAGGCTACATCAGATGAAGTCATCAGAATGTTTCCTTTTCCTCTTCGTGTGTCTTGACCAATTCCGTTTGCATCTTTTTCAATCTGCATCATCAGACCTTTGAATTTCTCAACCATCCAACGTCCATTGGAATCAGTATCAAGATCAAAGATACCAGTAGTTGTTGTACCAACTTGGGCACCAACTTTTGCATTAATATAAATCTTACGAACAACCTCACGGTTGATTTCTGCAAGAATTTCCATAGACAGAATGTTAGCAAGTTCTGCTTCTGCATCCAGACCATGAACTGCACGAAGGTCTTGTGCGAGTTCCATTGAATAGGAACCTTTCAGGGCACGTGTACCAGCGGCGATTGAAATCTTCTCAATCGAGAAGGACATTTCACCAGCAATATCTCCTTCACCACCGTCTGTTTCCAGAGCACTTGATGCGGAGAATTCGTTACCAGTTTGTGCAGTACCATCAGCTGCCGTGATCAAAAGACCAGGCGTTTTAACTACGTCACCCGATGCGTGTCCTGGCGTACCAGATTCACTTGCAACGGAATCAGCATTGACTCCTGGCATTTCTGCACCCGTCATTGAATTGACACGACTCTTGAGTGCGAAAATCAATCCAGTTGGGCCGGACATAGGTTGAACACCACAAACATCGTATGCTACGAGTTGAGGCATTGCACGCCGAACCATTGAGATCAAAACTGGATCTGCAAAATCGGCACTAACTTGAACAGAACCACCAGCTACACCACCCAAAGATGGGTTAGTAGATGTTAATCCCATTACAGTAGTAGGGGTTGCCTCCGTCAAGAGTCCACTACCAGTTTGATCTTGAGCATATTGAGCTTCAACATTTTCAAGACATATAGCAGTGACTGCTCTACGATATGGATCTGTGATCTTAGGAAGATCGGGATGATCCAGAACTGGAGCCCACTTTTTATTAATTGTTTCTGAGAGTTGCATTTTTTAAACTCCTTATATTGTTAAAAAATATTTAAATTATTATTTACGAGCAATAGCTTTACTATATGCTTCCATGATGTTATTCATCTCTGGAGTTTCCTCCGCTTCTGAATCATCACTTTCTTGTTCAACATTTGCATCTTGTTTAGTTTGATTCGGGAAATAACTTTCCTTAATCGTTTTAATTTTGTTCTCAAAATCGTCTGCATCATCTTCGTAAGAAACACCTTCTACAAGAGATTTCATCTTTTCAGATTGTGTGTCTGCAAGGTCTTCACAAACTTCTTCCAAGATCTTGTCCTTACGATATTCGTTAAGTTCACTAGTAACTTGAACGTTATCATCAATTTGAGAATTTAATTTTCCTTCAAGTTCTTCCACCTTGTCATACAGGCTTTCAACGATGTCAACTTTTTCGTCTGGAACTTCGATATAATGTTCAGTAAAGAGATTTTTAAGTCCACCTATGAACTCTTCAGTAAGTTCACTCTTCAATGAACTATCAAGTGCAATTTCGTTCTCTTTCATCCACTCTTCAACTACGTAGTTGAGATAACCATCGACTTTTTCAGTCAATTCGTCACGGAATGAAACAATCTCTTCTTGAAGATTGATTTGATACTCTTTTTCGAGATCATCAATCTTTTCGGTTGCAATTTCCATTACTTTCTGATGTACTGCTGCTTCAAAGATAGTAGAAGCCTTAGCCTTAAACTCTTCTGAGAGTTCTTCTCCTTCAACCAATGCATCGATATCTTCTTTAACATTAATTTCAGGCATGGAAATTTTGATTTTCTTTTTCTTTTTGCCAATAGCAACTGCATCACCTTCGGGCGTTGCACTATCTACTGTTGCTCCCCCAAGATCTTCTGCTTCTGCAACACCCATAAGGTCTTTCCATTTCGCAGAAACTTCTTCTTTCTTCAGACCATTGACCTTATCGAAAAGGGCTTTAATCATAGCGGCTTTTGTGGCCGGAACTTTAACTTCTTCTTTTTTCACTGATTCTTCCTCTTCTTCTTCGTCATCATCAGAATCATCATCATCATCATCATCATCATCATCATCATCATCATCATCATCATCATCATCATCATCATCATCATCCACATCCTCATCATCATCTTCATCTTCTTCTTCTTCTTCTTCGTCGTCGTCGTCGTCGTCGTC